CTTAGGAATAAGACAAAAGTTCCAGATGCTTTAAAGCGTATAGGTATCGGCTATCTTGATTAAATATAAAATAAAAACTAGCTACTTTCTTAAGAAGAAAGTATCAAAGAATATACATAGCCCTCGCTCCGCTCGGGCCATTCATATCTTCAGTTAACGTGATCGTAAAAGGTAAAGGGCTCGCTTCGCTCGCCCATAATAATATTTCTTATTAGCTCTCGTAAACGTAATCGCTAAAAGAAAAAAATATATATAAGCAAAAATAACAGCTCATATATATAGTTAACAAAAAAAATAAGTTTTAGCAAAAGCTATATACTAAAAGTAAAAATATATACATTTAGTTAAAGCTATATATTATAATATAACTATTACCTTAACTAAATGTATATAATAAAAAAAATACGGTTTAGCCTAGATGGGCGAACCCTTCCAGAACTAAACCGTATATTTTTGCCACTGTTCTTAATGTCGTCTTCAGGCTCGTGGCTAACTAGTATGACCTGTCCACGCGTAATATCCTCTATTACGAGAGGGAATAGCATTAATGGCCCTATTTCCATGGCCCATTTGGTTGCTTTTTACTCCGTTTCAATAAGGACAACCAAAACAACTCCTTACTGATGGTCTGCGTTTATACCCTTCGCAGTAGGCTTTTCGGTTCTTTAAAGTCTACCGTCAAAGACTGGGGAGTTAAGCCTCCCCACCTTCTGTTGCTTCTGGTGTAGATACTACCATTTCAATGCCTTCTTCAGCATCGTTACTAGCACCAAAAGATTTCTTCAAATTGCGTAGCTCGTCGCTAACTTTTGCTTCGGCAAATGCTTCTTTGCCTTCGTTAACGATGACAGCAGTAGCTCCCATAGCTAATTCTGCAGTCTTTTTAACAGCACCAAATAGACCTTTAGCACTTAGGCCTACAGCACCGATGCCTACGTCTTTTACTGTATTGGTCTGACGACCAATAAATTTAGTGGCAGATTTTGCCCAACCTGCCACTGTAGTATTACGTTTTGCACGAGAGAATGCATCAGAGATGTCTTTTAGACATTCATCTGGGCACTCGACCTTAATGCCACCATCGATATCTTCGACAGTGCCATTATATTCTACCGTGATTTTTTCCTTCATATAATCAATAATAGAAGGGTTACTGTGTTTTAAGTTAAAAGTTGCCATAGCGGACAGCCTCCTTGTTAATTAAAAAACAAAGGGGGCAAATGCCCCCTATATTAGATAAGGTCTTCTGCGGAGACCTCTTCCGCCTTGATTTCACGAATCAAGTTAAGCGTGTTATTTACGCATTGCATTCTGTGCTTAGCGTTTGGTGTATTCTTAGGGCGTAATGCCTTAAGTTCTTCGTTAACTTCAGCGATTTCATAAGCGTAAGAGCTACGAACGCCGAATGCTAATTTAACACCATTATCAGCTTCACCGTTATCAAATTTAACAGTATCGCCAGCGTGTAATTCTACACCTTCTGGAACTTCTAAAGCATAAGAATGTTCTTGAGATAAACGGCTAATACGAAGCATTACACCAGCAGATTTAGCTTCTTTAAGAGCTTCTGCTAATGCTTTAAATTGTGCACGGTCTTCTGCAGAATCCGCGTCTTTCATAACTGCATCAGCAGTCTTTGCTGGAGTTAAACCAGCTTTAAGATGCTTCATGATAGAATACGCACGAATCGCCACTGCATCAGAAGTGACAATTTCGCCCGTGAAACGTTCATAACCATTAGCACGGTCAGTGAACAAATTCACGAGTTGAGTAACGGCATTAATGCCCATACCCACATAAGATGCACCTTCTACTTCGATGCGTTCAGGTTTGGTGTCACGTACACCATTAACGCCTGATACGATAGCAGAAAGCATTTGAGCCCAACCGTTTTGATTAGAGCCAAAAAGATAAGCGATAACGTTTGCGAATTGTTTTTTGTTAGACATGATATGTCCTCCTTTGATTAAAGTACCCTGATAAAAGCGACACAGGGTGAAAAAATAAAATCTCTCCTACCCACACACTGTAGGAGATATCAAGGCTGAATAAGTCAATGCTTATTCTAGCCCTCATATCTCCCGCAGTTCTCACCGCGGAAGAGAGGAGAAAAAATTATGAATACCGGGTCCACGACGAACCCCAAAAAAGATTTCGCCCAGGATGGGCCCTTAGTTTCATTAAGGTATAAAACCTTATATACGGCACCCAGGAATACACGTGTATTGTAAGGGTTGTATATAGGGAGGTATTATGCTTTTAAGGAAGCTATATCCCTGAGTGCCTTATATAAAGCTTTATACAGATTAACCTAATAAGAAGAGAAGGACACAAAAAATTTCGCCCCGGAGGGGGAACTATAAATAGCCACCCTCCAGAGGAAATTTTCTAATGACCTAGCGTTTTTTTTGCACCTGCATAATTACAGCAGATGTAACAAACCAACCTACCAAGAACCAGAAAATTCTAAAAGTGATTGGATGTTCAGAATAAAAGTTGTTTAACCAGTTTACGAATAATTTTTGCATGATAATCCTCCATGTATAAATATTATAAATAAGATTTAAAACGAGGTGCCGGCAATTCCTTACCAGCACCTAATAAACATTTAATCAGCCAAGATTGCTCTATAGCCTACGACCTCACGGCCAATTAATACATAACCTTGATACTCTCTAATAACATCAGATGTAGTATCAGATGTAGTAACAGAGAATATTTCTCCGTCAACATCTTGAAGTAAATAATTGTATAAAGTTTCTAGTGGCATAATTTTCTCCTCCTGCCATAAATAGAATAATATGAGGAAAATATCCTCATGAATAATTTCGCCACGGAGTGGCAAGAAAACCTCAACAAGAGTACTGTGCCGTAAATGTCGACACAGTATGCTCATAAAACATTTCGCCCCGGCGGGGGCGTCTTTATTCGTCAACAAGCATCTTAATTGTCGCAGAAGATAATTTCTTATAAGAATGCTCTGTGCACAAGTACATTGGGCGACGTTCATAAGACATACAATCTTCTTCGTCGTCGCCACTAATATCTGCCCAGGCAGAAATTTTAATGACAGGCTGGCCGTCAAAATTACACATATTTACAGAGACAATATCATCTCTGTAATATTTTGCTTCGATGTATTCCAATGCTTTATTGCTATCTGGAACATCGATAATTTGGTCGGGGAATATCTCCCCGAAGAAAATGAAACGCATAATAGTTTCCTCCATAAAAATAAAGAGACGTATTTCTACGCCTCTCTTACTAGTACACCATTAAATACATTCCCAGCTTTGAAGTGAATATATGTTACATCTTCAACTTCAAAACCAGGAGCGAAACCTTCGTCGTCAAAATCTAAAACGATAGGCTTCGCACTGTTAATATTAATACCGACAGAAACATATGCTTCAGCGATATCATAAACACTAGAACAAGGTTCTACTGCTTTTAATTCAGCAAAACCTTTGAAAACAAAACCTTCGGCATAACAGCCGTAAATTGCTAATTGTTCCATGATAATACCTCCTATGGAAACAAAAGAAAAATGAGGAAAGTTCCTCAAAGAAAATTTCGCGACGGAGTCGCAGAATAAAAACAACTAGTAAACTACCGATGCCAAATCGGATACCACACAAGAAAAAAATAAATTACATAATAAAATCCTATACAGGACTATGCCGTAATTAAAGGAGAAAGTGGTAGTTAAGCATTCGACGACTAGAGACGAAATGACGCGGGCACGCAACCCAATGTCATGAGCGACAGGAGGCGAATGCGGTCCCGCCCACTATTAAATTATTTATTAGCTACTACTCTTTTAACTAATAAAAAATCACAAAAGGCGGGTAACTACCACTGAACAATATATATTAAAAAAATAGCATTTAGCTACAGATATAATATAATCTATAACTAAATACTATTAAAAACTACTTAATAGTAGTAGCTCTTAATGCCATTCTCTTACGAGATATAGCAGAAGCTCTTACTACTAACTCACGACTTTCTTCAGCCGTGATTTCTTCTCCCAATACCCAGGAAGCTATACTTCCTTTATAGTATTGGTTTGCTCTTTTGAATTCGACGTCAAGACCAACGCCGTTTTCAAAAGTATCTATAATCGTAACATTATAAATGCCACGATTATTTAAACCTAAATTAAGAGCTAAAGTAGAAACTGTATTCATGATAATACCTCCTTATGAATACATAAACAAAATGAGGGCAATATACCCTCGTAAATGATTTCGGCACGGAGTGCCAAGAAAACTTTTTATTCCCCCTTCAGGCCTTGTTTACTTTTGATGATAAGACATCAGTGCTAGACCCGAAGGGGAAACTTTTTATTCGATAACTGTAACCATCATAGCAACAGATTTAATTTCTCTGTTTCCTTTTTCAAATTGATTAAAGCACATGTTGTCGATTTGTACTTTAACTTTAACAGAGCCATAAGACTCGATGATCATGTCACGAATCTCCTTAATAATAGACACACCACATAATTGAGTGTATCCATTACCTTTAAGGCTTTTTACGTAGATGCCGTCAGATGGAGCTTTACCATCTAGACCTTTCGCTTTAATGGATTTGGCTACAGAGCCTTCCATCAAAACAAATTCATCGTAACGCAGAACTTCACCTTCGCTAAGTTCTTTTCGGAAGCCTTGAGCTACCGCTACCTTGGAAGCAGCATTAACGAAATCGTTAGATTTCAATAACAACTGTTTCTTCGGTAATGGTAATTCCATACCATCAAGCGGAGTTGTGATGATATATAAACTACCATTCTCACGAACAAATAATTCGTAAGAACCATTAATAGTAGGATCGCAGAAAAGATATTCATCTGCAGATAATCCTTTGTTGAAGAAGACATATTCTCCTTCTTCATCATCAAGTCCTGTAGCTGGATGATAACCAGCTTCAGCACCTTTAAAACGTGGAGTCACTTCTATAACACGAAGAGATTCCATTTGTTTCTCTTCAGAAGCGTTGCTCCATGCATAATGCACGAGATCTTTTTTCAAGCAAACGGAACCATAAATGAAGCCTGCTTCACGAGCTGCTTCATATAAGTTTGTCTCGTCTGGATTAATATCCATACCCCAAATGAGCATATTGCGAACATAGTTCGCAATCTTGCCCATAGGAGAACTCATAAGCTCTCCTTTAACGTTTTGATTTGAAGACTTTCTGATGTCTTCAATCAACTCATTAATATAGCCAGTGAGGCCTTTTGCATCACTGTTCTCTTTTTTCAAGTTGATACCATAAGCATCTACTGTAGCTTTCAACTGTTCTAACGCAACCTCAGCTACTTCGTTTTGGATTTCATATAATCCAGATTTAATACCTAAACTTTTTACTTGTTGTTGTTTTTGATTGATCTTCATTACTTTTCTCCTTTTAGATATTCACGACCAATTTTAACAGCATCACTTAATGTAAGTGTGCCGTCTTCTAAATTAAAATCGATGCATGCATACTGTTTACGACGCATGCTATGGATACCTTTCAACATTTCACCGATAGGATCGAATGCTGTACCAGGGCCAGCTTTTGCCATATCGATAATATGCCCGATCAAACTCGGAGCTATAATCAAGATATCCACGAAATAATTAAGAATTGACTGATTGCTTAAATCAGAGTTTAAAAACTCTTCATACAAAGCAATAACCACGTCGTTAGAACATTCATCTTCATGAATGTCACCAACGTTAAAATGACGTTGATATGCCTTTTTAGACATATCAATTTTCGATTCTAAATTCTTACGAACAATATTACAAGATTCAGAAAATACTTCAGTACCACGAGTACTGACAATCTCAAGAACGAGGGAAGATTTATTAACATACTTCCCTACATTCATATCCGTAAGACCGGATACAAATACTGATTCAATGAAGTCTGCATAACTGCTGGCTTCAAGCAACCCTTGAACAGCAGTCTCAGACTTAATGCCGACCATATAATGAACTTTGCCATCATACATGTCGGCATCTTCACCGACCAACCACAGATGTTTATCTGTGTCGTGGTCAGAACCACCTTGGGACATCTTGAAAAATTCACTACCAGTGCACACAAAGCCACTGATAGGAATCATCTTCAATTCATCAATAGCCGCATCAACTAAACCTTTAGCAAGTTTCTCAAGGTTTTGTTTGACACCCTTGGATGCTAAATGCTCCATAGCATCCTTAATATATTCATTATATCTATCTTTTAATAGATTAATGAAATAAGCTGCTGGACGAATCACAGCTTTGTATGATTCACCAGCATGAGGGAATCTAATGCCTTCTGCCTTGATCCCTATCTCTAAAGTCAACACTAAATCTAACAATTCCTTATCATATTTAGCATTAATTAAAGTCTCCTTAACTTCAGGAGAACTTTCATTACCGTACGCATCGACAGTGCGATAACCGCACTTTCTTAGCGTACGAATGAATTTGGCGTTAGATACGCCAATTTCACCTTCTTCTGCTAATCTAGTAGAAGAAATTTTCAATACAGGATCTACTTCTGCAGTAGCCATAAAGCTACCACATCCGCTGTCCCATTTAGAGTTCTCATTCATTTTATTGAGAGCCTCCACGATATTTTTCACAAAGGAAATCCCAATTTGTTGGTCTTCCTTCAGAATTTCTGGCATTAATGCCACAGCTCTGTCGACTTCAGAGCCAGAAAAATTACCCTTGAAGTGAGCTTCAATTTTTGCAGTCACTTCTTTCTTTGCAACTTCTGCAATATATTTACGGTTCAATTTTTTATTCATGTTTATTTTCTCCTCTCATGAATAACAACATAAATTTTACACAACATATTGACAATGCTGTGTAGATATTCTCCCCTTAGTTTCATGGAAGAACTGTAAAATTCTCCAATCCCAAGCTTTTTGGGATGGTGCTAATTCTGGTACGCGCTTCATACCATTCTCGTCTGTAATGGCAAGAAGTCTACCATTTGGATTGCCAAAGATAGCAACATTATAATTGCCTTTCTTGTAACAATCACTAAATTTTTCAGCATGGATAACACCATCTTCCATGTTATAAACCTTAACGTTTTCCATGGCTAAGAAAGCTTGTTTCCAAGCTTCCATTGACTTGCCATGAATAGGTTGGCTACCAACTTTAATACTTAATGCGGTGATCCGCATTTGATGGTATGATGGCTTAGCCATTGGCATACCATAAGCGAAACAGAACCACTCGTGATGATGGTATGCCATACCATCGTAACTATCACCAAACTCGGTTGAATCTAATTTTGGCACGATTGCAATGCAATCTTTACTCAAATCAAAAGATACTGTTTGAGCTGGTGCCGCAAACAACCCGACATACGTATTTAGTTTTTGAGCCTTACCAGGACTTAGTGCGATTTCTTCGAATCCTTGTGCACATAATGCTTGTACACGAGCTTCGAACTTTTCACGTTCAGACTCAAATACCATGACCAACATCATTTGTCGGATCATAGATGGTGAAAGCTGTAAGGCGTTTAGATGTTTTAATAGGAGATGCTCCTTTGTCATCTCCAAAACATCCTTAATATCTTCGACTTCTCTTAAATGTGAGAAGTCTAACTTAACTACACCGGGAATATAATTCGGTGTATTCACATACACCTTATTTTCCCATCTAATCCCATCGCTAGGGCCATCTAAACAGATGACCCCATTAGCGACTGATGCAGTAGTAGTATCCCCACTCTCAAGGATACCACTAACTGGTAAACTAGAAACGCTCACATGCGCTAATGGCACGCGAGCTTTCCCTTTTAGCTCAAACGTAAAACTGGAGATATTGGCAGTTTCAAATTGCTGCAATGCCCCCAAATCTTCCATATAATTATGGAAGATTACTTTTGCTGTTTGTTCAGCAGCTTTTTGTTTTCTTAAACTTCTTAAATTTTTCATGTTATACCTCCCATGGATAACACAAGTAAACAAAAATAGTTTAACGTCATTTCGGACAAAGAAAGATTATTTAATATCTTTCACCTCCTTATAGCGTTCAAAGGTAATGGATGGAGCGTTATTTTCTCTCATCCATGTCTTAGCGGCTTCAATAGAATTGAAGCCTTTAAATTTTGCGCTCTTACCATGAGTGTATTCTTTACACTCGTCCCAAGAGCGAACAAAACCAGTAAACTCTACGCTTATTACAGCGTACAATAAATATTTGCTGGATTTTTCTTTTTGAGGAACACCATTGGCTTCCTCAACATTCTTCTTAATAGAAGTATGTTTAGACCAGAAAAATGTATTTTTTTCTGGACCAGCAACGGCCATTATTTTGCCGTTACGAGTACTAAATACGCCGAAGAAACCTTCACTCTTTTGAGAAGGTTTTACTTCTGTTTCGATACCACAGCTTTTATAATAAGCTGCAGCATCGATACAAAATTGTTCTGCAGAGCGGTTGCTTGTTTCTACTACTTTTTTGTAAGAACCGTTAACTAATTTTTCAATAAAAATAACTTGTGTCATGACTATTTCCTCCTCGTCATAATAAAATAAAGGGCATAATGTATCCCTTATATAAAAGCTATATTTTTGTATATAGCTCTTACATAAAGAATGAGTTAGTATTTGTATAGCGTCCTAACTCACGACGCTTCCTCTTGTCATGCTAACACTACAGCGTAATGAAGCGTGACAAGATTACTGCTCCTGCTGTTACTAGACCTGCTAGTATAACAGAAGCTACTACAATAATAACTATATCTCTGTACATAGTTTCACCTCCTGTTCTACATGACAAAGATATATACTTAGCTATAGTTTATAGTCACACAGCTGGACTGTGAGACTAGCGATAGATTGGCACTGCAACCTTATCACCAACTTTAAGCTGATGACTTGTTGCACCTCCTTCCATTTCTTTAGATTTAGCCACAGCTATTGCTGTAGCCTCACGGATGTCATAATTGACATCAGTGTTTTTGTTGGCATCCTTGATGATACCTTCAACAGTTTCTCCATACGTTACAGTATGGATAACATATTTGTCAGGAGCTGTTGGTGTTGCAACGTATGCTGTTGCTCCACACAATACTGTTGTTGCCAATACGATTGCTGCGAATTGTTTTTTCATTTTGAATTCCTTTCCTCCCATCAATTAGACATAGACATTGTGAAGGAAGTGTTTTGTTTAACACAATGTCTTAATCAAATTGCCCTCATCACATTGATGTGGACCATGGTCGATCGACCATTGCTCAGCCCAAACAACACCCTGAATCAAAGCAGGGGGGGCGAACTTCGATCGATAGACCATATATATATAAAACACTTACCCCGTCTAAAAAAATCTTACAATTCCACCTATATAAGAAAAATGAATACAATATGAATTTCCACCCATATAAGATTCTCATTTATTCCTCCTCCCTTTTATTTTCCAAAAATATACGCAGAAAAATTTTTACCTTATATGCCGAACATATATTCGATATTATAAATTAAAAAAAAGAGAAGCCCTAAAAATAAGGCTTCTAACATTTAATGAAATTTAGCTTGTGGGATGTATATGAAAATATCGGCGTGAATAATATTATCATCCGGGATTAAATCATATATATATTTAGTATCGACTTGAATTGGCTTATGAAGATATATCTCGATCTTGTCGCGACAAAGTAAATCGTTTTCGTCGCCGAATACTATTTCCTTAACAGCTCCGTCGAGAGCTTCTTGTACTTTAACAGCAAAATCGTTAAATACTTCTTCGTATTCTTCCATGTATTCTCTGAATGAATTGTTAAACGGTGTATATAATTCATTAAGCATATTTATTATATCCTTTCGATAATTCTTTAATTTCTTCTTTAAATATAAGCGTTTCGAATTCGCCGATAATTGAAAAATAATCCATCGAACGTTTTTCTATATATTCTCTTGCCAATAATTTTATTGTCGACAGGTGAATTATTTTCTTAATGAACGTATCGCTAAGATAATTAATACTTTTGCGATCACGTACTTTAAATATACGATAACTAACTAAATGAGCTATATCGACAGTAATGTCGATAGAAAAGAAATAAGTAGCATAAAAAGTAAGTGTTCGATATGAGTATTCTATTAATTGTTGTTTTGTCATAGATATTATTTTTCGATAATTAATAACTTTGCGCCGCCGTAAAAAGGCTATTAAGGAAACATTATATTAATTCTTTAAAAATAACGTCCTCGAACATTTTATATGCTTCGTATTGATTTTTTGGTTTCGATACGATTAACATACCTTTGGTAAGTGCAAAAACGACATCTCTATTTTGTAATTCCCATATTCTTTTTAAGATCTGATTTACGAAATAAGAAGGTCCATAATCATATTCGACACTTAATTTCTTATCGTCGATTAAATAAAAATTATTGTTGTCGTAAGTATAATTAGCGTCCGATAATAAAAACGTATCGGTAATCGATCGATACCACATATCGATCAAAAAACAAAATATACCGACTTCTTTACTAGGCAAAGGATAATTTGCATAAATAAATCTTAATAATTCTAACGAACTAATATTTCTCATAAATAAAAAATCCTCCATATGAATAATAATTTTATA